AATGTGTTACCAGTTAATGATAATTCTTTTACCTTGTTAGCGATCCATGTCAGTCGACTATCGTCTGTAACAAGAAATGCGTATTCGTCAGCAAAACTACGGAACACCTGAACTTCGTTAGTCTGCAAAATATTAATATGTAGTTGAGCCAGCACACCTTTTTCTTGTAGATCATGTGCAGATACATTATTAATAACAGGACCGATGCTGGCTAAAATACCTTGAAACTCCCAAGCCTCTTTAGGAACTGTTCCGGTTAGTCCCCAGCGTATAGGACAATTTTTAAAGTTCTGTGTTAGTAATTTTGTCAATACTTCTGCTTTGGCCTGATGTACTTCGTCAATGATAATAGCATTAACCCCTTCGGCAAATTCAGCCAAGGTCAGTGCCTCAGTATCATAACTTTTCTTATCTAACACATTGAGACTTTGCCATGTACAGATAGTATGTGTTCTGTTTAGTTCTTTACGATCGCCGAAATACACACCGACATCGAGTCCGAGATTTCGGTAATCTTCTTCAGTTTGCACGACTAATGATTTGTTAGGCACAATGACCATTGTGCGCCCATATGGCTCACACAATGCAGATAATGTTGCAGTGGTAATGGTCTTACCTGCACCTGTGGCTACTTCCTGAAGGCTCTGCGGGTTTTCTAAAAACTTATTAACAACATCATATTGGTAGTCACGCAGTACAATTGGATCCCCGGCATTAGGATGTCCTTTCGGCCAAGTCTTGCCTTTGTCTGCCCAATAGTTTTCTGTTACAGGAGTAAATGTAATATCTTGATGCTGGCGGAGATCTTCAACTTCGATGTCGTATCCATCTGACTCGATGATAGGCAAGATAACGTCGAGGTGAGCAAGATACCCAGTGCCACCAATGCTAAAATATGTTTTTGTACCATCCCATCTCCCTAATTTATACGCTGGCATGTGTCGTGCGTATGGCAAATCAAATTTTAATTTGTTAACAATTTTTCGCCGCGTCTCAACACTTAACCCATCTAATTTAATATTAACTTCATCTCTAATTGTAAGTTTACAGCTCGACAATTTTTTGTCCTCTTTGCTCTGATGGTTTTATATCTCCAAGATAAACTACCAAAGGATGTGTTGCAAACCAGTCCTTGGTTATTTGATTTGTTGAAGGATATAAATTATTACTAACTAACATTGTAACATGTTCTTGTTCTTTAAACAACCACTTTGCTGGTTTAAATTCAAATATTAAAATCTTTCCATCTTCGACTTTACCGCCAACATCGTTTGCCTTAATCCAATCGTTAAGGCCTGTATTTTGGTCTTTATTTTCTCTAAAACACACCTTAATATCGGATCTTAAAATTTCAGCACTATCAGCGTCATTAATAAAAGATTGTAACCATTCTAAGGTGTTAGCTGTTCGATCTAATACAACAGCAACCTTGCCATTAATACTTTTGTATAATTGAAAAAGATCACTGTTTGTTTTTATCCAGAAACTATTTGATGGAGATGCTGCTATTTTTTCGGCTATCGAATGAGGTTTTCCGCTGTAAAGGTATCCCATACTTTTTGCCAATAACAGATCACTTTCGTATTGATCGGTCTTGTGTTCTGCCCACCAAGATTGAGTTTCTTCGCTGTTATTAAACAAAGTTATCCAGTCGGCGCACAGAGCAGACGACGGTAAAATATCGTCTTGATTTTGCCAAATTTCTTCAACTTCGCCGAGTGCAATCATAAACGTATCGTCGATTTCAAAATTATGTCTTTGAGCAAATTCATACAGTTGAATTAGGTTAGCATCATAGATATAGAGTTTTCTTAATTTTCTTTCAGCGTCCCATAAAGATTTGTTAACTGGACTTTTTTGGTCCTCAAATTCAGTGTCAAACTCTTTTTTCAGCTGATAAGGGAATTTTGCACAGACCCAAACACTACCGTCTGTATCTTTTTCTACAAATATTTTTTTACTTAGGTCAAGAACTCGAAAAGGATATTTCCATTGTGGATCTTTAAGAAGGTCCTGATAATCAAGACTTGACCGTAATGCTACAGTTTGGTATTTTGCCAGTAATTTTAGGATAAAATTCGCCTGATTTTGTGTAAGCTCTTTACCTTGAATCAGCACTGAATAAAAACTTCCGGCAGCAGTTAAATCTTGAGGCTGCAACGGCCATTCGTCAATCATGGACAGATCGTAGAATTTTATAAAAAGGTCTTCGATATACTTTGATGATAACATACTACAAGTATAGCGTCTGAAAATCTGGTTGTCAACTAAAATTTAAGATATTTTTAATTGCAGGCGTTGAAGAGGAATGCCTTTGATTATTTCATCAACGGTCCATTCAGTATGACATAATTTTAAAAACCATTCGTGCCTATCTGGATATTGTAGATTTTCAATATTTTCAATTTTATTGCTTACAGGGGCTGCTAAACTGGTAAAATCGCAGATGATTGGTATGCCTTTTATAACAGCCTGCACTGCTGGCCCACTGTTATGATTAATTACACAATGGTACTGGTAGTCAATATCAAAGTCATCATAGCTGCCTGGAATGAGTTTTGGAATTTCCATAACCACATTAGGCAATGCCACAGAAATTGGTGATCGAGGATGGGGTCGAACCACGATTTTTCGGTCAGTGTATTGCCTAAGCACGGCCACTGTTTGTTCAACCCATTGTTGCATATTAGGCCGACCTTCCCATTGGAGGCTGGCACGGTGTTGCGTGGCAATTAATATTTCTGGCCTTCTTGTGTTGATGTAAGGCTCTAAAGCAATACCTAATTTTTCCGGTCTATTTTGGTCAATTTCATGGTCATTGGCAAATTCCCCTTGACCATTTATGTTCTCTAAACAGATACGCCATGTCCGGCCGCGAAAAAGATTTCCTACTTCAATAATGATTATAGGTTTGCCGGCAGCACGGCATTCTCGGTAAACTCGTTGATTGCTGGCCATGCGTCCTGCCCACAAAACTGACCATATGACTGCCACATCTTCACCGATTTTTACACTTTCGTGGCCAAGAGACAACAGACCTTGTTCAAAGGCATCAAAGATTGGTTTGCTATTTAAAGCACCGTATTCGCGATATAATCTGAAGCGCATAATGAAAACTAAATATCAGAGTATTTAATGATTATAATGAGCAAGCTGACAAAAAGATTAAGAAAATTGGTCAAGAGTCCAGAAAACGCAGTTGTTCTGGGGCAAGGGTTTGGCCATCTCGACATCATGCTGGAATTGTTCAAAACTATTTTTATTTTTTCATGGGATGCTCCGAGAATAAAGGCAAAAAATTTGATATACCGAGAAAACTTCGATGACCTTAATCCAATGTCTGACATTTCGATGGTGTTTTTTGACCTCGATCAGCTGCATCATCTTGATACTATGATGTCAGTGTGTGTTAGAAATAAATCTTTGATTATTATCGAAGGCAATGATGTTATCGGAAGAGATTTGTCTAAAACTTTATATACAAATAATTATAGAGCCGTGGATCAACACGGTTTTTATCACATATGGAAATTACAATAATGAAACTTTCAGTTGTTACAACATTTCACCAAGCAGGTTACGAAACATATGGTCGACGTATGATAGAAACTTTCTTACAAACATGGCCTGCAGATGTAACACTGTATGTCTATGCTGAAAATTGCCAGGTAACCGAAACTGCGCCGAACTTAGTAGTACGAGACCTCGAAGAATCAAGCCCTGCATTAGTAAATTTTAAAAATACATGGAAACACGTTCCTAAAGCCAATGGTGATGTTAGTGATGACCCGGTTAGATCAAAAAGAAAAGATGCTGGCAAAGGATTTAAGTGGCATGCTATCAGATTTGCCCATAAAGTCTATTCAATATTTCACTGTGCTGAAAATTGTGATGCTGATGTCTTGATGTGGATGGATGCTGACACTATTTGTCATAGTCCTATCAATCAAACAGAGTTAGAAAAACTAATTCCTCAAGATGTTGACCTGTGTTATCTTGGTCGCAGAGGAAAATATTCAGAGTGTGGCTTGTATGCCATGAGATTACATACCAAGGCCACTGTGAGATTTTTAAGAGAGTTTCAACGTGTCTATGACGAAGCAGAAAATGGAATTTTCTTACTTGAAGAGTGGCATGACAGCTTTGTATTCGATGCAGTTCGAGTGAGAATTCCAGGGATACGTGAATTAAATTGGAGTGCAAGTCTCGGAGATCTCAGAGCTCATAAAGGCAATAGTCTTGGAGAAGGGCATCCGTTGATTAATTGCGAATGGGGAGAATATCTCGACCATCTTAAAGGCGATCGTAAGGACATTGGGCGCAGTGCGTCTATTGATCTTAAAGTACCAAAGAAAAGCAAATATTGGAGTAACATTTAATGAAACAAGTACACGGTTTGTGGTTCCCAGAATACGATACACACTTCCCCAGGATGCTGGAGAAGAGCCTTAAAAACGACGGAGTGATTAGATATCAATGGAGGGCCAGAGAATTAGCTGTTGAGACTTGTGATCAACACAGAGTCTGCATTGATATCGGTGCTAATGTAGGATTATGGAGTTGCGAGTTGGTTGATAAGTTTGAACAGGTAATTGCATTTGAACCTGTTGAAGAATTTAGAAAATGTTTTGAACAAAACGTTAAAAAATCAAACTACGTGATGCACCCAGTGGCACTTGGCCGAGAAGAAAGTTTTATCAATATGAATATTGTCGAAGGAAATACCGGACACAGTCATATTGATACTTCAACTTATGGCAGTGGTACTATTCCATTAAAAACTCTTGATAGTTTCAATTTTAATCGTGTTGATATGATTAAGATTGATGTGGAAGGGTTTGAAGAAGAGATCCTAATTGGTGCAGAACAGACAATTCTAAGCAACCACCCTATCCTTGCTATTGAACAACAGAAACACGAATATAAAGATGCAATCACTGAATTGCCATCTGTAAGAATGCTTGAAGCATGGGGCTACAAAGTAGTAGGGCAGGTTAAAAAAGATTGGGTAATGAAATGGATGCCATAAAAATAAGATTCTTTAGTGATGCATATAAACCAAAACGTGCCAGTCACAGACTGCGTGGTGAAGTTACCTGTCAGGCCTTAGCCGATCAAGGATACGATGCTAAAATATTAACCGACTGGACTGAAGTTGATAAAAATACCGTTGTGGTGTTTTTAAAACGCAGTCAACCTGCCAGCATTCAAAAGGCCAAAGATCTTGGCGCTAAGACAATTTATGATCTATGTGATAATAAATTTGAAGAGAAAGAAGAATACGAGCCCTGTTGTCAATTAGCCGACCTTGTATCTGTTAACAGTGTGCAAATGGGTATGAGTACTAAGCAGCACACTGGTCGTGACAGTATAGTAATGCCAGATCCATTTGAACGTCCTAAACTTGAGCCAACATTCAATCCAGGTAACGAAATTAAACTGTTGTGGTTTGGTAGTCAATCAAGTTTTAAATTTTTACCTGTTGTTGAAATATGGCAGAGATTAGAAAAAGAAATTGGCAATTACAAATACACTATGATCAGTGCTAAGACTGATAGATTGCTCAACAAAATGAGTATGCGCCAATCAAAAGGACAGATCAGCGGAATTAATTTTAGTAAACTCGACATGCAAGAGTGGACATGGGAACGACAGGGTCAGTTACTATCAGAATGCGATATTGTACTAATGCCGGTGCAAACAGATAATCCAAGAACAGATACTAAGAGTGCAAATAGATTGATCGACAGTCTAATGTCTGGTAAATTTGTCATTACAACAGCATTGGCCAGCTACGAAGAATTTGCCCCATACACTTGGCAAGAAGATTACATTGAAGGCATTAAATGGGCCCTTGCACATCCAGGTAAAGCATTAGAAAGAATTCGTGAGGGTCAAAAATATACAGAAGAAAATTATTCTGCACGAGTACTATCTAAGAGATTTATTGAAGAAGTTAGACGTCAGTTAGGAATGTAATATGGGTAGCCCCAACGATATAGTTTATTTAAAAACAGTATATCCTAAAGCCAACGGCCCTGTTCTTGAAATAGGCAGTAAAATTGTTAGTGTATCTGAATTTAGAGAAAATTACACAGATGTAGAATATGTCGGTGTCGATCTCGAAGAAGGTGCCGGTGTTGATGTTGTCTGCGATTTAACCAAGGAAGATAACCCGTTACCTAAAAATTATTTTGATTTGGTTATTTGTTGTAGTGTACTCGAACATACTCCGACACCCTGGCTAATGGCCAAGGTCTTATCTAATTTAGTTAAGCCTGGTGGAAAGTTGTACATCAATAGTCCCTGGGTTTGGAAATATCATAAATATCCAGATGATTACTACAGGTACAGTTTTAAAGCCATTGAATTCCTATTTCCAGAATTTCAATGGGACAACTTTGCGTATTCAACTGAACTGTCTGATAGTATAGAGTTTGTAGAGAAAGACAGCGACTTTGATCGCAGAAGAGCTTTTATTGAAACACGAGAAAACGGCACTATGAAAAAATATCTTCCTTATTCGATGATTAATATGTTTGGAACTAAAAATGCTTAATGAAAAAGTAAATGAATTAATAAACAGCGGACAAAAAGTAAGATTGCATCTTGGCTGCGGTAGCCGTTTATTTGACGGATATTTAAATGTTGACGGCGAGTATATGGCACACGATCCAAATGTACTGATACACGACATTACTAAACCTTTTCCTTTGCCGGATAACTGTGTCGATGAAATTTTATCTGTACATGTCATTGAACATATTAGTAGACAATATATTTTGCCTATGTATCAAGAATTTTATAGAATTCTTAGACCGGGCGGTGCTGCTGCCACTGAATGGCCGGACCTATTGAAAATGTGCCAAGAAATAGTTAATAATCCAGATTGTTTTTGGTCTCATGATAAGAGGCTTCAAAAAAGAACAGTAGCAGGAATCTACGGAGATTCAGTTAGATATCCAGATCCGACTATGCTGCATAAATGGGGTTACAGTGCAGAAAGCATGTCAAGAATTTTTCGTGATGCAGGATTTACCAGAGTAGAAGTTGAAAATAATCTCCACGGTAAATCACCGATTGACAGCAGAGTTGTGGCATATAAGTAATGGCTGCAAAAGTAGTCAAGGAACTCCGAGGATTTTCTGGCAATCAGATCCTTCTTATGAAAAAACACGATCAGTTATTCGTAAGAAAAATAGGCAGCATTGGCAGAAACGTAGAAAGACAATATGCTCTAAAGGACAAATATCCATTTCCTGAAATTTATGGACTACACAAAAATAATTTTGACATGGAATACATTCACGGGTTAGATATGAAAACGTATCTGACTACTCATAGTCACGAACACTTATTAAATTTTTTAATAGGATTGTTTAACAGTTTTTGTAAAAATACAGAAATAAAAGACTATAGGGAAACATATAGAATAAAGTTAGCTGAAATTGCCTTTGATAACAGACTACCATTTACTAAAGAAGAACTATTAGATAGATTGCCAAATGTTGTTCCCCAAACAATATATCACGGCGACTTGACATTAGAAAATATAATTTATAACGAAAAGAAAGGTTTTGTTTTAATCGACTGTCAAACCAGCGAGTACGATTCGTTTATTTTTGATATTGCCAAGATGCGACAGGATTTAGAGTGTAAATGGTTTCTTCGTAACGATAACGTTATGATTGATGTTAAACTTAAACATATACAAATGGAGTTAGTTGATCAATTTCCGCAGGCTGGAAACGATTATTTGTTAATTCTAATGTTGTTACGAGTATACAAATATACCAAACCCGATACCTTTGAGAGAGATTTTATTTTAGACAGGATACATGAATTATGGAAATAATAATGCCAGCGGCGGGACTTTCAACAAGATTCCCTAATATGAGACCAAAATATACACTTACTGATTTTTCAGGAAAGATGATGTTTGAAAAAGCCATAGCTCCATTAGTAAATGAGCATCATGTTACTATTGGCCTATTAAAAGAACATGAAGAAAAATATAATGTGTCAAAATATATAGAACAGGAGTATGGTGATAAAGTTTCTGTTGTAATTTTAGAAGAACGCACAACTGGTCCTGCTGACACTGTCTATCAAATATTAAAAAAGTTAAACCTTGACCCAACTGAAGAAATTCTTATCAAAGACTGCGATAGCTTTTTTGAACACGAATATCAGGAAGGCAATTATGTTTGCGTTTCAAGTATTAAAGATCACGAAGTATTAAAACGCCTTGGATCAAAAAGTTTTATTATTACTAATAATCAAGGAATCATTAATAGCATTATCGAAAAACAAGTAGTGTCTGATAAATTCTGCGTAGGCGGTTATAAGTTTGAATCTGCAGACATGTTTATTGATGCATTTGAATCTCTTAAAAAGGCACATGTTAGTGAGATATTTGTCAGTCACATTATTGAGGAATGTCTTAATAAAGATCATATTTTTAAAGAAAGCATGGTATGGGATTATGCGGATGTAGGAACTGCTGAAGAATGGTTTGAGTATAATGATAAAGCAGTTATTTTCTGTGACATAGACGGAACATTGGTCAAAGCTCAGCCAAGACATGCATTTGAAGATCCTCCAGAGCCGTTAGAACAAAATGTTAGTCGTTTATTAGAAATGCAAAGTCAAGGCAGTTTAATAATCTTTACAACGGCTCGTCCCGAACGGATACATACACATATAGAAGGAATGTTAAAGGGCTTAGGATTTAATAATTTTAAATTAATCACAGGATTGCCTAATGCCAAACGAATCCTAATTAATGATTACAATGAAGCTAACCCATTTCCAAGAGCCATTGCTATTAATTTAAAAAGAGACACAGACAATTTAAGAGACTATCTATGAAAACAACAATTGCTATATTTTATACAGGCGACATTAGACATAATCAGGAAATTGCCAAACAAAATCATCAACGTTTAATTGATCGTATTGGCGAGTTAGCTGTTGTTCGTGTGTATTATTTTACAAGGAACGATCCTCAACGAGGCTTGTGCCCGTACGATCCACCGGAGGGCGATCCTCACGATAACATATATCGTAGAGGACAAGGTGGTGCTGTGCAGGTATGGGATTTTATGCGAGGAGTTCAGCGAACCACTGAAGATATTGTAATGAAAATGAGAACAGATCTTTGGTTTACTGATACCAGCATTGACGCTATATGTTTTGAAATACAAGAAATGATCGAAGAACGCAGCGGCATAGCATACTTTGGCAGTGACTGGGTCAATAAGACGGCAGGTGCTGTTAATGATCGATTGCCTGTACATGTCGACTTTGATAATGTTATTCAAGATTTTGTGGTATTGGCCAGGCGCAACAGTTTAAAAACTTTCCAAGATGTGATCGAGTCTCTCGATAAATTAAATCCCAACAAACGACGTAGTGGTAATAAAACTTTTAGATTTATTATTCCTACAGTACACGAACCGTGGCGTCCCGATGCCGAAATGCTCAGCTCAAACGGGTTAAGGAAGCAATTAACCACTGTACATAGAGTGCTGTGTCAAATATGGTTGATTAGACAAGACTATGCCGAATATCCCTCTGATAACATTGTTTGCAGAGATTACATTCAAAGTTATATTGCAGATGATAAAGCAAAAATGGGTAAAAAGAATATGATCATTCCGCACCCAATGACAGCCGCAGTTAATTGGTGGAGAGCTCAACAGGGGTGGGCTCCAACAGAGATAGAAGTAGGAGAATGGTGGGCATGGCAATCGGAATAATTCAAATTGGTTTAAAAAGGTTTTACAATACTGCAAAACCCAATCATAAAAAATTATATGATACACTGACCAAAAGATATGGTATAACTGTCTACGATTTTTATCGCGATGTTGCAGATCCTAATTGCCCATTTGACCAAAGCGGTAAGGTGCAGGTATATGATTTTTTAAAAGCAAAGGATCATGTCAAAGAAGATGTGTTTATTAAAGTTAGATCCGATGCATACTTTACTCGTACATCAATAGATATTATCTGTAAAGAAATTGATAACGTAATTTCAGGCGAATCTGATATTGTGTTTATGGGCATTGATTTTATGAACGACTACGCCGCCATACACAAAAGAGAAGATGCACGTACTGTTCATGGACACAAAGTTACAGATTTTGTAGTAGTTGCCAGAAAAGACAAAGTTGCTGATACTGAAGAAATTATAGAATTACTGCGCCACAGCGTTAAAGACAAAAGTGGAAATAAAACATATAATTTAATTTTAACTGAATCAGCGATTGCTAAAAAGGTCAGTACACAAATATATATTCTTAGAAAAGAATATGCAGAGTGCGATAATTGGCAGATATACTGGGACTGGTGTAGTCAATACCTTAAGTCTCCAGTGGCCCAGGAGTGGGTAATTAACAACAAAGACATCATTAGGGGATTTTAATGCCATCGGAATACTATTTACAGAGTGTTGAGTTAGGTCGTCAGTTTCAAAAAAATAATCCAGAAATCTGGAGAGGCAGTGATTGTAAAAACTATCACAATCAGATTAGACATTTAATGGACAAATACAATGCTAAGACTGTGCTCGACTATGGCTGTGGTAAAGGTCGTCAGTATACTGATGAAGTATCGTATGGTCTCGACGAAGGTGGCGCAACTGAGCCAATGAATTTTAAAACAAGAATTAATGCTGACAGTGTATTTTTATATGATCCCTGTGTAGAAGGTATTGATCAGCTACCGCCGGAAGGCACGAAGTTTGATGCTGTGATCTGTACACAGGTACTTGGCAGTATCCCCGATGCCGATATGGAATGGCTTAAAAATCTATTAATGAGTTATCCAACAAAGTTTTGTTTTATTGGTTTATTTGATCCTGCAGAGCCAGTAAAAAGTAAAAAACGTATGTACGATTCTAAATACGTGTCATATGATCGTACTATTGAGTGGTACAAAGAACAGTTTAAAGATTGGCAGGGATCGGATTTGTATTGGTGGTTTAGAAATTCTAACACCCCAGGAAACGATTGGTATCCGCTAAACAAAGGGTATGTTAAAGATGAAAATAGGATTTAATTGCAGTAGTTTTGATCTGTTACACGCAGGTCATGTAACTATGTTAAAAATGGAAAAAGAGTTGTGTGACTATCTTGTAGTTGCTCTACAGATTGATCCGACTATTGATCGTCCAGGTATTAAGAATAAACCTGTGCAGAGTGCTTATGAACGTTATGTACAACTACAGGCCTGCAAGTATGTTGATGAGATTTTAATATATGAAACGGAATTTGATCTATTACAGTTGTTGCAAACACAGACAATTCATATCAGATTTTTAAGTGAAGAGTACCTAAATAGAGATTTCACTGGTAAGCAGTATTGCATGGATAACGGTATTGAACTACACTATCATAAACGTGGACACAAATATTCTTCCAGCGAGTTGCGATCAAGAACAGCAAAATTAGAAAATGCCAAGGCTAAAGATACTGCCGAGGCACTACCACAATATTCACCAGAATTAATAAAACCAAGGGATGATCAATGATCACATTAATTGGCCACGGCTACGTTGGCAAACATATTAAAAAAGAATTAGAACATCAAAACATTCATCATGAATGGATAACACACGACCAACCAGTACCTGCAGGAACTACTGCAATTATTAATGCTGCTGGATACACGGGATCGCCAAACGTTGATGCCTGTGAACAACATAAACAAGAAACAATTAATGGTAATGTAGTATTTCCATTACAATTAGAAGCAGCAAATCCTTTTACACCTATTGTACATATTACCAGCGGTTGTGTATATACAGGATATAAACCTGGAGGATGGACTGAAGAAGATGCACCTAATTTTGATTTTAACAATGGCTCATTTTACAGTGGGTCGAAAGCACTATTTCAAGAGTTAATGAAGCCGTATCTTGATAAATCGTATCTATTAAGAATTCGCATGCCATTCGGTGATGAGCACGAGCCTAAGAATATTTTTACAAAATTATCTAACTATCAAAAATTAATTGACTATGAAAATTCATTTAGTTATGTAGTTGATGTGGCAAAGGTCGCTGTTTATTTTGCACTGAATAAGCCGGCAGGCGGAATTTACAACGTCTGTAATCCCGGTTCTGCAACTACTAAACAGGTCGCTGATAAACTTGGGTTAGATAAAGAATGGTTTACCAGAGACGAATTCAAAGCAGCCACAGTTGCTCCAAGATCTAATTGTGTAATGAATGTTGAAAAATTGTTTTCAGTGCTTCCAATACAGCATGTCAATGATGCATTAGATACTGCTATTGATAACTTACGTTAAGTAAGGTAAGAACTGTTTATAAATTAAACCTTGTCGACTTTCTTCGTCAGTCCAATGACAAGCGGCAAGGTCATTACGCCAATGTGTACGATCAAATAGCGTTGGGTGGTTGATATCCCCGATATTACGATTAGCAACATCCCAACATACACTACTGCTGTCATCTACCCATAACGGCACACCTTCTAAGATTGATGCAACTCCGCTACTGCTGTTAAAGACAAATGCTGCTTTGGCTCGTTTTAGATCGTGTTCAATTGGAATTTTAGTGCTATCGCTGATTGTTACTCCGGGCCGCAATAGTGGTCTTAAGTCTGCTATTTTTCCGGGATGCGGCCTAAGTACGATAGGAAGATTAGATACTTTTCTCACTGCTTCTATTTTTTGTCTGGTCCATTCTACAGGACTTAGTCCTTTCATCGACCAACCACCGTCACGTTGCACTAAGAATAAAATATATTCTCCTTCCTGTTTCCAATCCTGTATTGTGAGACCGATATCATTTGATAAAATATTCCATCGATCGGCATTAGAATTTTTGTTGGCATATTCGCTGGTGTCATAGTCAACACCGTTGATACTGTATCTTAAATATTTGCTGTCGAGATCTTTAAATTTAAAACAGTTAGCGTCAATAGCCATTATATGATTGTTCTGTTGACGTTGGTGTTCAACTATTCTGGCACGTAATTTAATATTTTCAGTTGTTTGGATAGGGCTCGGCCAGCCAAGTATTACTGCTAATTTTGCAGGCTGTATTGTATACTGAGTTTCAATATGTACTCGAGCTCCCTGAGACTTAGCGCCGTCGGCAAACGCTGTGAGAGTATCAACTTTTCTACCAGGCGTTTGTTTGTGCAGGGAGCTTAGGTAAACAACAACGTCAAACATTGTTATCCTTACTTAGGTTGCCACAGAATTAGCTCGTCATCGTTTAAGATACGCCAAGCAGTTCCGTCTCGCATTTCTGCTTCAGAAAACTGGCAGTAGGCTAAGTGTGCAGCCCACGCTTCTACTTCTTCTGCTTCTGGAATTTTTGGTTTTTCGATCTGTGAAAGATCTGACAAACTTACTGCGTGTGCAGCATTAGGTCCAAGTGTAAATGCAGGTTTTCCTAATAACACCGCCTCAGTGGCCGCAATGCTGTTAAAAGTTACAAGGCAATGTACATCGTTAGCCAAAGCCATTTCCATAGTATCAGTTGCAGTTCGCTCACGGCGACTAACTTTATTTCTAATAACAATTGGTCGATCTGTATATTTTTTAATTGTTGCGATAGTTTCTTGCATCCAGGTGTCGAGCTCAAGACCAAAAGCACTCATAGCTTTGGCGCTTGGCGGGCACAACAGAATGTTGCGGCCCTTTCTAAATTTGCTACGATGCCATCCTGTGGCTTCTAATCGATCAAACGGTCTTTCAATAATCGGACCAATATTTTGCATGGCATTCTTAGTAATTCTGTGATAGAATTTTTTACGAACATTGCCAAAATAACCAGTATCAATGTAATAGTAATCTCGACCTTTTTCTGCACAAGCCCGCATGTGTTTAGCTTTAGTAATGCCTCTAAATACCACTGGGGCCATAGAATCGGCAATTTTATCGTAGTTTGTAATTGATCCACCGCAGCCAAGAATAAACGATTCCATGTAAGGATCCCATCCTACTCCCTTGCCATCGTTAGGATCTCGTCCGCCGTCAACGGCTACTGCTGCATTGTTGTCTAACATTTTAATATCCTCAATTACATCGTTAACGGTAGTGTTATAAATCGCTCCGGCTGGATCAACTCTATATTTTAATATTTTCTTAAAAACATTTTTAATATCTGGTGGCACATGATCAAACGGGCCAGGAGGTGATTCTTTCTTTAATGATTCAACCATTGCTGCGTGTTCAACGGCCCACTGATATCCGTATTCACAATGTTTATAATTTTCAAACCATGGGCCGCCTTCGGTATAATGGATTGCCTTGGGCTTGCCGTCTTGCGGCTCGTGGTACCAGTTTACCAACCAATTATACTCGTGTAGCAATTCTCCAACTAAGTCATCAGTTAGCCATTGGAATCGATGAAAAAATTGACCGGTGTTATTTTCATTATTAATGATTTGGGGGATAAGACCAGCATTAGCAGGGTGCCCGCAATTCCATAATATCATGGAACTCCAATTTTTTCTTGGATATGGCATTTGTTTGCAGCCGTCCATTTTGTTGCCTTCTTTTGGAGTGTAATCATGTTTTACACACATGACAGCATATCGATCGTCGGCTTGTTTGAATATTTCTTCAACGTCGCATTGAAACAAAAAGTCGCAATCAACAAAAATTGCCCAACCACTGTAGCCTGTTAGATGAGGAACAAGAAATCGAGTAAATGTAAATTCTGTCGAGCTTAGAGCGTCAGGCTCTCTGGTATAAATGCCTGCTTCTCTTAGTTCAGACTGCTTGAGAGGAATAACTTCAACACCGGCGTTTCTGGCTTTAATGCTGTACTCGCATACTCGATAAGCAATATCTTCACGTGGATCATATCCAACAAAAACTTTCATAAATTTCCTTGTATCATATTCAATGCAGCACCAGATCGCAATTCATCGTTGTGAAATTGTCCGTAGGCTAAGTGACAGGCCCAACTATATAATTTATCTTGATCGGGGTAGTAGGGTTTTTCAATTTGACTTAGATCATTAGATGCCACTGGACTGGCAGCATTGCATGGTGCTAATGCAAACACTGGGTATCCATACATAATTGCTTCAGTAGCAGCATTAGAGTTAAACGTCACCAATGCAAATACATCGTCATCCAGTGCCTGTTTCAGCGTATTACTAACTGTACGATCGATTCGTTTAGGAGCACGTTCACGTATTTCTACAGGTCGATCTGTATATTTTTTAATTGTTTCTACTGTAGCACGAGTCCATTGTTCAAGGTCAATACCGTAAAACTTACAGGGCTTTTCGTCGGGTTTGGCAATTAAGATCTTGCGACCATCTTTCTTCCATGGCGCTAATGTTTTATTAAATCGTTTCCAACGATCATCAGGACGACTGATAATTTCTCCGTGTTGAAGATTATTTTTTACGATTCGATGCCAATATTTCCAACCATTGGGATTTTGTGAGTTAACTTCGTTGCCAAAATAACCAGTGTCCATATAATAGAAATCACGGCCTTCATCCCAACAGCGTTTCATTATTTTGTGTTTTAATATGCCACGTAACACAATGGGCTGGTTTGAGTCTTCGTAGACAAAATCGTCTGTGGATATAATTTTGCCACCACAGGATCGAGCAAGTTTTTCTATGTATTCATCAGTGCCGTCTTTGCTAAGAAAGATCCAATCTTTCATTGGATTTCCTTTCTTTCAATATCTTCTTCAACACACTGCTCGCCATATTGTATTTCTACAATTTTTACAGGAGTATTATAGGGATTGGTCAGCTGATGCCATTCGTTAACTGACACTTTGTATTCTTCGTGCTTTGCCAATTCTGTTGACGGTAACGAGTATCCGCCGGTCATCATACTATTAACAACTGCTCGACCTTGGCTAACGATCCAATATTCTGCACGATGAGTATGGCGTTGCATAGAAAGTTTTTGTCCTGGATTGACTGTGAGTTCTTTTACTTTCATACCGGCGGTTTCGTGTAGCACACGATAATAACCCCAAGGGCGTTCCGTCTTAGGTGCTTTCCATTCTTGTAATATCCACGAACTGGAATTGGCTTTATTGAAGCCTCCTACACCAAAAACAAATTCTACATTGTCATCTTTAAAATCCATTTCTGGAATATTGATGTGTGTTCGATCCCCGCCATTGGCAAATATTATTTTGTCGGTTGGGTAACTCTGTCGAACCATCCATAATGCTCGTTTAGCACTGTTATCGCTGTCGTCAAAATCAATAACAAAGTCTACACC